TTGATTGTTCTGCTTGTCCTCGATCGTGCGAGACACCGAAAAGATGAAGTCTGCCACAAAGCACTTATTGAACGCCTCGGAGATCTGCTCCATCGTAATTACTTCTGCGCTCAACCCTGAACGATTTGTCTGCGATGCTGTCCAAATAGGACACTGAAACTCCGTTGAAAGGGCGCGCAGCTCTTCATAAATAGACTCCAGTTCGTTTCGTTTCTCTTTTCTCACCAGCACAGGCTTGAGGAGATCAGCATAGTCTACAATAATCAATCCTGGCTTAATGCCGCGCTTAACAAGGCGAGACAGGTGTGCGCGGAGTGTATTAGTAGATGCTGATTTCGTAGGATATTCCTTGATAATCAGATTGCCATCAAAGTCCTTGATCTCTTCATAGATTTCCTGCTTGAAATTCTTGATGTCTGATAGGGGATATCCAGTAATACAGCTGTCGTAACGATTTGCGATCACTGTGTCCTGTAGTTCTAGAGTATACTGAACTACAGTCTTGCCCTCTCGCAGTGCAGCTGCTCCTAGGTGCACCAGCACCATACTCTTACCTGCGCCAGTCGGAGCGATTACAACGCCCAACTCGCTCTTACCTAAGCCACCGCCAACGATCGCATCGATGTCTTTCCAGCCGGTTGTGATCGGATTTCTGTGCTTTGGCATGAACCGCTCTTCGAAATCTGCCATATAATCATAACCAAAATTATTTTCAGATCCAAGTTTAAGGGCTTCGTTGATAACGGTTGAGATCTCGTCAAAAGAACAAGTTTGAAGTAATCCAACCGACTTCATCATTGCCTCTTTAAGGTTCTGTTTGCGACAAAAGTCTAAGGAAGTTTCCTTAATATAATCGTTCTCTTCTATTTCTCGGGTATGAATACGAGCAAAATAATCACGCACTTGCTTCTGTGTTACTTCGTCCTCGCTCTCAAGCTCAGTACGCACCATGGCGATCATCGCCTCCACCGATGGGTGTGTGTTGTACTTTGCCCGGTATACTATGATCTTACGCAAAAAAACCTGAAGGTATTCAAGCTCTAAAAAATTAATGTCCAGCACCTCTGTGATTTGATCCGCGAACGGTCTATCCTCAAAGATTAACTGAACAAGTCCCTCTTGGAAGGTTTTCCCATACCTCCCGAAGTTTGCTTTTTCTGCGATCATTAATGCCCTCTGTCTTATAATTATAGCCGATCCTCCCTGAATGTCAAGGTAAGATCAAATTTTATTCGCTTGCGCCGTCAACGCATTCGTAGTTGATCTTGTTTAACTGTGACTTAAGATCTTCCCAATTTAACTCACCAAATCCGTCTTCGCGCATCATGCGAATTAGCTCTGTCCTGTTGAAATCACACTCGAAATTCTCCACTGCTTCTTGCGTAAACTGCTTTGCCTGAACAGACATTTGGGGCGCATAGAGTTGCATCATTTTATAGTTATGTTCCACCAACTTTTTATTCTCGATCACGGTGTCGTAAAATTTAACGCGCGATCCTTTAGCGCTCTTGACGCAGTAGTCTATAACCTCTGGGATTGTACAATCTCTATTCTCGCTTAGAAACGGCAGCCGCTTTTGGATCGTCTTCAATCCTGCACCTTTGATCCCTGGTAGGTTGTCAGATGCATCGCCGGCCATTGCGCGAGCTAGTGCCATATTGCGAGGGTGAACCCCCACTGTCTCCACGATGCGCTTAGCGTTAAGCATCTCGTTCACAGTGGGGCGCCACAAAATAGTCTCATCATCACATAGCTGCATGAAATCCTTATCGTTTGACACAATAATCTTTTGCCAGCCATCGTAGTATTTCATTTGTGTTACATATGAAATGATATCATCAGCCTCAATCTGCTCAATCAGCACTTGAATGATCGGCATCTCGTTCATATACTCGATAATGCGCTTCTGCTGCCACATTTTGTTGGCTAGCTCCTCGTCTTCCGTCAAGTTGCGGATAGCGCGGTTAAGGCGAATAGGCTTCCTGCCTGCCTTGTAGTTCTTGTCCATAGTCTTGCGCTTGCGGGAGCCATCAGGACCATCCCACGCAATGATAATATTATCGGGCTTCGTCTCCCGAGCTAGCTTCTGGAGGATTTTGATAAAACCCTTCAGTCCTCCGATCGGCTGTCCATTAGTTGACAGTGACGGGTCCACAATATAGGCCCGTAGGTATGCGTTTAACGCATCGATAATTAATACTCTTTTCAAAATAAAACCCCCTCAAGTCATATACATTATAACTTATTGAGGGGGCCTACGTCAAGCAGTTTTTATCAAAATCTGAAAACAATTACCCACTTGCCGCGGACGTGATTCCACTTCCACATAAGATGTGGCCTGTGATGGGTCATCACCCAGTGGCCACGATAAAAATATACCGAGTGGCTAGTGCGGGCCTTCGATGGGCGAACGGGCTTTTTCACGCTATATTGGTGATGCCGATGCGTAACATGTTTGTGTGGCACAGGCTTCTTGTGTGCGTGATGCTTGTGCGGTACCGCCTTCTTGGCATCGGCAACGTTGAGCTGTGTTGCCAGCAGCAGTGCTGTAATTAATGAAGTCATGACTTCTCCTTGTGTGGTACTGTTAAATCTTCTGGTTCTGTATAGAAAGCATCGGCGCTTCCTTCGCGTTTATCAAACTTCTGAATAATCTCTTCATCCATTAGACGCAGAACCCTCTCTTTAAATTCATTATCAGTTGTAATTAGTTGTGTCCACTTTGATGGTTGGAACTTCTTTTCGTAGTCGTCCAACTTTAACGTATACCACGCACCCGCAGAAGTCAGATGCCCAGATGACTTGATCGCATCAAACCAACTCTCCTCATCTCGGATGCCAATCTCGTTACCCCAGAGGATACGGAAGGCGCAGGATCTACCCTGAGTTCCAAAGCGAGACTTCTCAAGCTTGATCTTGACCTCCGATCCAATGCGGAACCCCTTCTCGTCTGTAACGAAAGAAGACTTAGCCTTGCGCCCAGTCAGCCAGATGCGCAAAGAATAAGCATAGTGCATAGCCTTTCCGCCTGGGGTGATGAAGGGCGTAGTCATCGCGACAATACGCGCTGTCGGCCCCTGTGGGATGTTTGTCTTCAACTGGTTAAGCACGATGAAAGTCGCCTGCTTATCAGCAATAGGGATCGTCAACTTGGACATCCCCTTTGCGAGAATGCGCGCCTTCATTGCCATCGAAGATTGTGGATTAAAATCGCCTTCTACATCTGAGACAGCAGGCGTGAATGCCAACGAATCCCAAATTAAAACAAGCTTCTCGTCGGTAGCTCCTAGCAACTCCTCAATAGTTTCTAAGACAAACTCGACGGAGGATGCTTGAACATACATTAGACGGCTCAAATCGCACCCTGCTTGCTCTAAAAAAGTTGGGTCGATTGCTGATTCAGAATCAAAATATACAACCAATTTTCCTTGTTTCTGGGCGTTTGCTGCGATCTGTGCAGCCATATAAGATTTGCCTGTGGATTCTAGTCCCGCAATTTCAGTTACTTTACCAACAGGGATGCCTGCGCGTCGACCCTTACAGATAATAGAGTCAAGCCAGCGCGAGCCAGTTGGGATCCAATCTTTAACGGAGGTTGGATTGTCTCCGGTCAAGTCGTGCGCGACATTCCGGCCGGCCTTCTTGTTTACTAATTTCATTAGGTCTTGCATTGCCACGCGACCTGCTTTCGTTTTCTTTGCCATAGAGCCCTCTTGTTAAAAATGGGGCAGACTTTTTACCGGTCTGCCAGCGGCTTGTTTATTATTTCGCCACTAGTGCAAGGCGCGTGCTCCACGTAGGCCTATTGACAACAGTGCGCTGTGCTTCGTTTGAGCAAAGTGCCCAAAGCGTCTCATCTGCTACAAAATCACCCCAACGATTGTTAAACACTGATGCGAAGTTGCTTTGATAGCGGGCCTCAATCTGATCGAGCACCTGCTTTCCGCATGCAAGCCAAATCGCCTTTAGTTCTGCGATTGTATATTCGGCTACTAGCTTTCCGTCTTCTGGACGAAAGGCGTGATTGAGAACCGAATAACATACAGTGTTTAGCAACTCTTTTGTGAGAGCGTATTCGGTTGATTCCGCATCCTTAAAGGTATAGTTGCAGAACGGCGCTGGGCCCTTCTTAGTGTCCTTGGTAATAATCGCGTAGGTGTTCACGCCAGCGCCCAAGATAGTGCGCATCTCGGACTGCACAAAATCTGCAAACTCAAGAATAATATCAATGTGTTCCGAAGCACTGTTCAGGAGAACACCCTTATCTTCATGAATCCAAAACTTGTTGAGTGCTTCGCGGCCCTTCTTTGGCCAAGAACTGATGTCTCCCAAGCCAGCACCTGTAACGTACAGACTAGGAAGCACCGTACCAAGCAAACAAGTTACTTGTCCGACTCCCAGTTCGTTTGGCACCTTCTCGCCGGTCGGAAGCTTTTGATTCTCCTTCCAACCAATGTGGGTCTCGTCGCAGTAGCTAAGGTTGCCCTTGGCCACGTCAAAGCCGCCAAGAATGTTAATTTCGCTCTTGGACTTCTGCGGCTGGACCGCGTTGGCTGCACTCGCAACACCCCGGATCTCATCTTTTGACAAGAAAGCGGTGTTTTCAACCAAATGCAAAGTATATGTCTTGTTACTAGCATCTTCATCGTGATTAATAGCGCTATCAGTGCGATCTGCTGAGTGCTGACCATCATAGTGGCCGGCCAGATAGCTGTCAAAAGCCATACTAACGTACCAGCCAGTAGGGCTGTCCTCGTCTTCATAGATTCTTAGCGAATCGGCATCAATAACGGCGCGCATTCCGCGACACTTTATAGCAAACAGGGGATCATTAAGATAACTGTTGAAAATCGCTTTGGGGATCTTTCCAGTATCATCCACATCGCGAGGGTTAGGGCCCTTGGGTATATCACATAGCGGATGCTCTGTGTCTGGGCGTGTAAATACGGTATAAAACCGGGCTCCGTTTGGCAGTGTATCATCTGCAATAGAAGTGGGTCCCGAAACCGGAAACTTGATTGTGTTTGTCATTTTTTTCTCTTTTGTGTTTGTGCTGCCTCTGGTCCCTCTATGGACCGCAGCGGTTGTTAAAAGCGGCAGACTTTTTACCGGTCTGCCAGCGGCTTGTTGTTTTACTCGACGGCGACTGCGGTGTCTTCGCCAGTGTCTTCATCAGCGTCTCCGCAGCCACTCATAAGAGCGCATGCGGCGATTAGTACAACGTACTTCATAATCCCTCCTTTGGAAAAATGTGGCAGAGTATTTCAACCCGCTCTGCCATCGGTAATAGACTCACCTAGTTACTATTAGCCTGTCATCAATTCATCAAACGCACGGTCTACATCACTCTTACCATTGGTGGCGCCGTACTTGGCTGTCTCAGAAGAGCGACTTTCTGCGGAAGAACTTCCCGAAAGCTGCTCATCGAGGATTGCGTCGACCTGGGCGGGACTAAGACGATCGAATAGACCATCAAAATCAGGCATGCGATCGAGGAGGGCGGGGATCGCTTCGCTGTCTGCCAGGAGGGTGGACGTGTTTCGACGCATCTTTAGGTTTGTCTGAGGATACGCTCCAGGCTTAGTGGGCTTGGTATAAGTAAGGGTAATGTCCGTACCCTCCTTGATATCAGTGATATCACCATACTCGGGATCCAAGATGTATCCCAAGAGAAGCTCGTAAGCCTGCTTTCCGTAGCCGTAGACCTTGATGCCCTCGTCTTCGCGACCACGGATAACAACGGGCGAGAAATAGCGAGTGCGCACAAAGAGACTCTTCGCGAGCTTCTTGCTCTCCTCATCGTTGTTGTCAACTCCCTCGCGCCAAAGCGAAGAAGCAAATTCACACACGGGGCAGTGCTCGCCAAAGTTGCGCTTTGGACAGAGGATACCTCCGCGATGCTCGCCCACATTATAGTGGAAGAACATTTCCTTCAACGGATCGCCATCATTTGTCGGCACGATCCGAATATCTGTATCGCCCTCATCTGGCTTGAACCAGGGTGAGTTTGCATCCTTATTTCCTTCGCCGCGAAGGGATGCGAGCTTCTGCCGCATCAGTTCCATATTAATTCCCATTTTATTTTCTCCTGTTTGTTGGGTAAAGTAAATCAAGCTTTCCTTGATTTCTATTGTAGAACACTCAACGTAGCTTGTCAAGTGTATTGTTGTATTGCATTAGTGTGGGCAACGCAAAGCCCAAAATCTTGATGATCTGTTTCATATATTGCATAAGAGACTCTACGAAATGTGTTGCGAGGTTTCTCCTTTAACATGTCAACAATTTTCTTATGCAATCCTCCTTCTTTTTCTAATCTGTCTTTGTTGATACATAGATAATAACACAGGTCACGCTCCATGTCAAGCTCGTAAAGCCATTTTTCTTCTAAACTTTTCGGATCCAAAAGACCATAAGTTCTAATCCGATTAATCTCTAAAGGCTTTGCGGTCATTCCAATTTCTGGCTCTGCGTGAGTAAAGTAATTTACATAATGAACAGTTGAAAAAATTGAATCATTAATTTTATCATAATATGTTTTAATGGGGATGTCGCCTATTGATTTTTCAATCATAACATTTGAAATAAGAGTAAATGAGTTTAATAGCGCCGATCTAGCGTATTCCTGCAGAACACTAAATACAATCTTGTCTAGCATTTTTGGAACACCGGTCATCAGCTCTGAATCGGGCTGGATGTAGAATACATCTATCTTTTTATCTTTAAGCTGCTCAAAAATCCCAAGTGAGTAATTGGAACTAAACGAAGAACCCATTATAAAGAATTGTATATGATCGTCAATTTCAGAAAAAAACTTTCTGACATCGGGAATATTATTTTCATATTCTTCAGCGGATTCGTAAGATTTAAGCCTAAATTTATATTTTGAGTTTCTTTGAACATGATCGTTCATAACATAGACATTATAATTTTTTGTCTGCTTAAATTTTTCAGCAATTCTGGTGCCGGCTGTGCCTAGTCCCACGATTGAAATCATAACTTTATCTCATTCAGGTTATAATAATCTTTTCCAGCTCTGAGATTTGCAAGATAGCCGTCCTCAAAAACATCTCTCAACCCAATAACCATATCTCTGTCATGATCAGAATAATCAATCACAATTTCATCATGAACAATGTGAGAGATAAAAGATTTTTTACCCTCAAGCATCTTATCAATGATAACTGCCTTTTGCAATACACGATCAGCAGTGGTGCTTTGAATAAGGTAATTTAGTGCTTTACGCGGCTGTACTTTGATTTTGCGGCCATATGGAGTATGAACATAGCTATCTTTGTAATAAGTTTCAAGAACTTTTTCACGATCATAATAATTTGAATCAATATCGTTTGATTCTGGATTATATAACCATGCGAAGAAAAAGAGCTTTGCTTCCTCGCGAGTCATCTCTAAATCGTTTATAACATTCTGTATGTTCCATTCGTGAACATCGTACTCTGGTTGCTCCTGGCCACACAAATCTAACAACGTGCGAATTTCAGCACCATTATAATCAAAGCTCATCATTAAGTCATTATGGGGCTTTATTATACGCCTCAAATCTTTTTGCAAATTTAAAATTGGAAAAGAGCCTGGATGCGTTGCAAGGCGGCCGGTAATTGTTCCAAACATGTTGTAATCAATTGTTTTGTAGTTCTTCATCAGTTCTTGAATTTTCTGCCGATTCATTGAAGAATAAAATAGGTGCTTACAATCTTCGCTATTCAAATTCAAGCGCTGATACCTAATCTTGTGAAGCAGCCTATACACAGCGCTTAAGTGATCATAGTTTTCTGGCTTATCGTATGTCTGAAAAACGTGTGCAGTTACTTTATTTTTAATCTCGCAAAAGCGCACAAGGAAAACATGAGGAATCAGATCAAACACACAATGATCCATCATGTTAACCTTTGCAATTTCAAAAGACTTAAGGTAAGCTTTCATTTTTCTTTGGACGGCCTGAAGTTCATTACACAAATCTTCTGGGCAGCAATCGGCAATATTGCGCCCTCCAGCATGGATCCAGGCATACTCCACCGAGGGGTCTGTAATTGATGCGCTATAGCGCCACGTTCTTGTTAGGTTTTCTGGAAAATCCTCAAACGACAGCTTGCCGTCTGCGTAAATTCCAATGCATTCTGACTTGTCATCAAGTGCTTGAAATATCAATAACCACCCCCAGGCGAACTTGGAGTAGTCGGAACAACCTCTCCAGCGCGCACCTCTTCAGGCTCTTTCAGTACCTTGTTAATATAATAACTCATTGAGCCATTATAGTCAAATGGTAAATTCAAAATTCTTTCAAATGCCCACAAAGCAGTTCGGAGGCTGCGGGATTGATACACTTGCATGCAATCTTCAACTATTCTGTGTTTTTTTGCAGCGCTGTATTGTGACTCTTCTTCTGCAAATCTAAGTTTGAAATATAGCCTTAAAAAGAACTCTTCGCTATATTCTCTCGTTAGCATTTCAAGACCATACCTTCTTGATCTGCTAATCGTAACGCCAACTTTGCGACTATTCTTACACTGCCGCGGTACGGTATAGGCTTCCGCTCTAACCTTATTATACAGATTTAACAAATAACTTTTAAATTGAATATAATATTTTAGATGAGTATGTTTATAATAATTCTTCAAAAAAGGCTCTGTGCCGCCGGCGGCTGATATATTTACCCTGCGTATATATTCCTGCATGCCTGTAGAGTTAATATCCGCTACTAATCTCCATGGCGCGTTCCGATCGATCATAAAGCCGTAATCATTAGCTGCATTAACATAAAATTCCCAATTTGGGCTATTAACAAAAGTTTGATATTTGTTGTCATCATCTGAATGCTTAAATTCAGCTATTTCGATCGCCAAACCAGTACAATTAATCGGGCATTGACGACTTTTAATATATGCCGGTAATGTAAAGGGCATTCTTGATATTCCTTCACCGGTAAAAATAATATTTTGTAGACTTTCTATAAATATATTGAAATCTAATACAGTAATTCTCTCCTTTTCAAATCTCCGCACAAGAACGTTTGAAAACATCTCCCGGTATCGTTGGTATAAAACTTCCGGATTCTGATAGGCTTTAACTACTCGTAAGTTGCTTAAATATGGATCGTCACTTCTTATGAGCCCTATCGCGGCTCTTGCTTTAAATTGTGCGTTCATATCCTTGAAGGCGCTAACAACGAAATCCAGAGCAGCAATTCTTTGTCCGTTTGCCGAGCCGGCTGGAAGGCTTGAAATTTTTGTTTGATCCTGCAGCATTATTGGAAGAAAAAATCTATCGACTCGGCCATATAAGATCTTTTCAGCATAATTGAAGTCCACAATATGGTCTCCAAATTCAGACAGATCGCCATTATACACGATTCTCTTATAAAAAAGCTCTACCGTCGACTCGTCATTGCTTTCTACATAAAATTGGCTCATTTGTTGTTGTTTCCTATATATTAACTACACTTCTTGGGATCTTCTATTCCGCCATCGCCACACGATTCTTTTGTGGGCCCGCTCGAATCAACCTCATTTACCCACTTAGCGGTAATCTTAGTATTGGCTTCTCCCGCGCCAAATTCGTGCGCCGACCTAATAATCATATAATATCCACCAATACCATATTGAGTTAAGTTTAAAGGATCACAGGGTATTAAATTAGTAGTCGGAGCAAAGCTTTGTGGGTTAACAAAAATATAAGTTCCTGGAAATGTTTTCGGGAAGGCATACGCATCAATTTCAACATCGTATACAACGCGAAGCTGCTGGAGGCCATCGTAACCATCTTGTTCGAATCTAACCTCTTGTAACCCCGGCGTCTGTGTTTTTGACAGGGCAATATTTTTAACAATTCCCTTGTCTTTGCCAAGAACATAGTGCATTATACCTGCGGCCTCATCGGATGCGCGATCGCCTGTCATCTTTTCCATGGGCCTTATTCTGCCGGCAAAAAAGCTTAGATAATTTATTTGATTTTCAAATCCTAGATTTCCTCCATCATGCTGGCCTGAGATTCCTGAAATGTTTAAAATACTATTTTTCTTACTTTTTCTCGCCAGCCTTTCTAATCTACTTATAGATGTTCTACCAATGCGGGCAAGTTCCACTATCTCGTCATAACGCGAGTGAGGGTTTTTATAAGACGATATGACCGATTGATTAACGGTGACCTTCTGCTTGACATTTGTGCTAAAGCAAGTATCGTCATTCAAGAAATTCCTTATTAACGAATTAAATAAATCGCGTAGGAAATTTGCAAGAGTATAAACTGTCTCTTCTTTCTTTGCAAGTTTGTCTGTTAAGAATTCAATGAAGTATTTTACTGAAATTGGCATATCTCCCATATTAAAGGTTCTAGTTCTGATATCGTCTGTTCTGCTAACAATCTCCAGGGGGCCCAAAACAAGTCTAAATTTTTTAAATTCTGCAGCTGTTCTTATGATTTCATTTGATTTATTCTGCATATCACAGGAATACGGCGCAGCATTTTTATACGTGATGCCGCCAATCATAGCTTCCGCGCCTTCATTTTTTTCCCAGTCACTTGGGATTGATTTCGCCCACTTGGACATGTCTTCAAAATAAGCTGTCATGTCGGCCAATATAACATCCACCAGATCGGAAACAAAAAAGAATGGAACGTCGGCCTTGTTGGGGTTGTTGACCGTTAGGGCGGCACGGATGGCCTGTTGATTGAGCGCCTCTCCTTCGTTTCTTTCTATATATGGCGTCAGGGCAGCTTCTACATCTAATTCTGCTTGAGTGCTTCTTTGTGCCGAGGTCTTGGGCGTCATTTTATCTCCACCTAGTTCGTAAAAAGGACCTTGGCTCATAAAATTTCTAATATCATCATACGGCATATCAATATAATATATGTTGTCTGTGTCCATTAAAGAGCCTATGAGTTGAGATATGCTAGTTCGTTTTTCTTCTGCTATATCTGCTTGAGCTGCCTTTTTTAAAGCTTTGATTGCTTCGTGCTTGCACTGTCTTTTATAGTTCTTATATGTCAATTTCCTCATAATTTGTTGTTTGGAAATGGTGGAATCTGTAAAAATATTATACAATGTCTGATCAAAATAATCATCTACAAAGGCCAAATAATTAATTTCAAAAGTCACCCGACCCTGTTCATCAAAATCAAAATTATGAACCGTGGGAACCAAATTCAATGTGACAAATGAATCATAAAGTGCGCTTTTTAATCCAGGCGTCATATGGTCTTTAT